ACTTCGTCAGGTCGGGTTCAGGGAGTTCAGGCGAAGACTCTGCTATCTTACTTTTCAGCTTGTCTATGCGGTCGGTCAGATTGATGATGTTCCGCTCGACAGTATTCAGACTTTCTCCGATCTTGCTTGCGGCCTCTTCGCCGTCCGCGCTGATAAGATCACTCTGGAGCTGCTGCCATCTGGCCTGCATCAGAGAAAGCTTCTCGGTGGCGTTCTCGACCTCCTGTCTCATTCGGCCGACAGGATCGCTGTCAACCTCATACATAGCCCCTGAAAGAGCCTCACGAGCCTCTTCCTTTAGCTTCTCAAGCGACTTATTCAGCGGCTCGATAGCCTGCTCTGCCGCAGCGCTTGTATCGGGAAGATCAAAGTCAAAGGATCTCTCTATGCTGTTCTTCCACTTCTCCTGCTCGGCCCTGTACTTGGACATCGCTTCCGCGATCACCTTGTTCTCGTCCGCTGTCAGCTTTCTGAGGCCGTCGGTGACGCTCTTGACAGCACTGTCTGTCGAGCCCGACAGGCTTTTAGAAATATTGCTTTTGATGCTGTTCAGCTGGTCTCCGAGCTTTTCCTTGATCACAAGATCCAGCGAGATCACGCCTACGCTTGTTCCGTCCGGCATACACTCACCTCCTCCTTTTCATGTATTAAAACAAGCTTGCAAACAGCTTCTCGAAGTATGCGGATACGTCCTCCGCGCTCTGAGGCGCCTGCAAGGGATGTTCAAGTCTGAACTCCTGCCATTTGCGCCGCACTTCGTGCTCGTAGCTGCCGAAGCCCTCTATTATTTTCTCGTCCTTTTCCTTTCTGATGAGCACTGTCCGCCCGAGAGGCGTGTTCTCCATCAGTCCCGCAACGAGCTGATACCAGTCGCTCCAGTGGAGCTCCTCCTGCTCGCTCGGAAGTATGTGGTACTGCTTGGCTATAGACTGACGTATCAGGTCGCGGTCGAAGTCAAGATCGTACCAGGGTTCTTCGTTATTCCCGAAACTGCTCCTCCGAGGGCTTCTCGGGATCCTCTCCTGTTATCGCGGACATCACGAGCCCGATAAGAGCCTGATATGCTGCCCAGGGCATATTCATCTCATCTATCTTCTTGAAGTCCTCCTTCGAGAGGACGAGCTTCAGCACCTCGTTGATGCTTTCCACAGACATATCCTCTTTGGTGCTTATCAGCTTCATTACCTTCTTGACGGTCTTCTCGCGGTCGTCAACAGGCACGATCACATCGCCTATCCTGATCTCGGGTGAGCCTATAAGAAGCTTCTTGTCCAGGGTGTACATCTTTGCCATTAGGATCATTCCTTTCAAAAAATATCAGAGCCGCCCGAGGGCGACTCTGTCAGTAGTTATGCAGGCGTAAAGGTCGGCTTTCCGTCAGACATGAAGTCCGCTGAGAGCGGTGCCACGTCAACTGTCTCTCCGCCCTGCCACTCGGTAACGTTCACAACGCTGTGCATCACAAGCTTCGCGCCGCTGGCAAAGGTCCAGGTGAGAGTGGTATAGGCATCTGTGCCCGAAGCCATCGCAAGCGTGTTCAGGTAGTCGTTGCCTGCATCGCCGATGTTGCGCTTGCCGTTCAGTGTGATCGTGATCGACTTGCCTGTCATCAGTCTTCTGGTCCAGCCTTCCTGATCCATAGGATCCCACTCCTGGACCTTGCCGTCGATCGCAACGGAAAAGCTCGTCATGTCCGCAATGGTCTTCTGGTTGGCCTCTGTAGTGCCGTCACCGCCTGTTATATCAACGGTGAACTGGTTTTCGTATACGGGAAATACTCCGGATGTTCTTGACATTTTCATTCCTCGCTTTCTTCATAATATACTGTTGCCTCGATAACATACTCACAGATGCCACGCTCGTCCCTGCCTGCGCTCTGCGGCTCCATAAGCCTCATATAACGCACTGTGGCGCTGCCTGCGGCCTTGTTCCGAAGAGCCGACAGTTTGCCGAGCACCTCCTGCGCACGCCCCTCTGCGCTTGTGGGGTTGTCTGTGTGGTGTATTAGTATCGAGATATTCTTTTCGCGTGTCTTTGTGCAGCTCCCACCGCCTATGCAGATGGTGTGCTGCGCCTGTTTTTTGCTGCTGTACACGCCTATGCAGCTATCCAGGTTTCCGTCGATATTGCCGGCATAGACGTCCTCGGTCTCAAGGACGTCCGCCAGCATATCGGCAAGGTCAAGAAGTGTCATACGCCGCTCCTTTTCTTGAATTCCTCCTCGAAGGCTTTCTTGGCAAGATTCTGCTTGCTGCCGTTCACATACGGCTCGAGCCAGCCTGCGCCCGCATTGCGGTTGTGCCCCTGCTGAAAGTTGTATTCCGGATGATAATAGAGCCGCCTTGCCTGCGGGGAGCCAGTAACGAGGGCTGCCCCGTCTTCGGTCTTAGCCACGAAGGTCTGGTCGTTCTGCATATCTCCTGTGTCAAAAGGCATCGTCGCTGACGCTACAAGGTCAGAGCGGACGCTCTCCATCGCTGCGAGCGCCGCCTCTCTTGCCGCCTGCTCAAGCCTTGCGATTGCCACAGGATCAAGCTTTATCTCCACGCTCATCAGATCAGCTCCAATCTCGTATAATTCACCGTGCCGTCGGGGTTCTTGGCCTTCTCGGAGGAGTAAATGATATAAGTCCTTCCGCTGATCTCGGCACTCCCCTCGATGACGGCGCTGCCGGGAGCGATATCCCCGTTGAAAAGCGCTGTGCCTGAGAGGGTGATGAGCTGCTTTTCGGCATTGAGTACGGTGTGCGACTTCTCCACATGATGACAGTGCCCCTCGAAAGAGGTGAGCTGCTTGTGGCTGCCGTCGCGGTTCAAGCCTTTTGTCCGGAATATCCGGCACGGAGCTGTGCAGACCCTGTCGGGAACGAGTTCTGGCCATTTCATCACATCAGCCCCCTATAGCAAAGCCCTGTCTGCATTAACAGGTTGTAGACCTCCGAAGATGTTGTCACGCCTCCGACGGTCACTATCTTCGAGCGGTCAAAGCTCATGCTCACACTGCCGATGCTGTACGACGACAGCGGGCTGTCAAGCAGCTCCGCATTGTCGTACATAAAATTGGCGTGCAGCTGCACAGAATCCTTGACGAGCTCCTGCTGGAACTCGGTCAGGGCTGCAAAGCCCGACGCCACTATCCTGTTATAGGTCAGGCTGTCGATAGCCCGTGATGCCTTGTAGAGCATATCCTCGCGCTGATCCTCGGGGATACTGCCCTTATATTCATCAGCGCTGAGATATGTTTCAAGCATTCTTCTTCCCGTCCTTCTTCTCGGTCTTGAGTGCTGCAAGCTCAGCCTTGAGCTCTGCGATCCGCTTGTTAGCCTCGTCCAGTTTCACAGCGGGGACGGTGGCGGAAGGCGAGCGCTCGATGAGCTTGCCCTTGTCGTCACAGATGTCGAAACCCTGAGCAAGGTAGGAAGCCTTGCTCATCTCGTCCACCTTGTAGACCTTGTTAGCTTTTACTGCCAGCATACTATCGCCTCCTTAAGTCCCGGGTGTGCTCGATGCCGCAGACGCCTCTGCATGAATGATGCAGCCCTTGGTCATCAGATGATCGATGGCGAAGGTACCGTTGTAGCGCCTGTTCTGATAGAGATACTTGTCGGCTGTTCTCGAGTCGGAGCCGGGGTTGAAGAAGTGGATATAGCTGTGCTTCACACGGCTTACCTGGCACTCGGGGTCGATGAGGATATAGTCGATGGCCTTGCCTGTTGCAGCGGCAGCGTAGCCGTCCGTGAAATCGAAGGCTGTCTTGAAGCGTGCAGAGGGCACAGTGACGATCGTTCCGATGTCGTCGAGAGTGTGGACCCTTCTGTCAATGCCGCCCGAGCCGTTGACTGCAAGAGTGCGCTGGATATCGCTGGACTCCTTGATGAGCTTCTTGTATGCGGCTGTGCAGTACAGGATAACTCTGTCGAGGGGAACTCCGGCATCCTCCAGAGCTACCAGGTTGTCATCGAAGTCGCTGAGAACGTTTGCTGTGGTCAGAGCTGCGGTCTTTACCGTTCCGCCGATCCTTACGAACTCGGTGTAAAGCTTGGAGTAGGTGTAGCAGTCCAGCTCGGGAATAGCCTGAGTTTTCTCGAAGCGGCTGTGGATATTGGCGAGAGACAGTACGCTGTCGGTCTCGTCAACGTCCATGGGGTCAACACCGAACTCGATGTCGCGGTCGTGGTCGAGGCTCTTCTGCTCAAAGTCGTTCTCGTAGGAGCCTGCATTGAAGCTCATGCTGCTGCGGTTGTGATCCTTATAACCCGATACAGAGAGGGTCGGGATCTTGATGTACTTTGCGCCGATGACCTTGATATCCTCGTTGGAGTGATACAGAGCATCGCTGGTCAGCTCCTGCCCGTAGAGCTCGCGGAGCTGGTTCTGGAACTGAGTTACATAGTTGATTGTGTTAGGCATACATGAATTCCTCCTTTACTTTTTCTTTCTGATGCCGAAGGCTCTGTCGAGCCTTTCACTGTCGGGGGCGTGGCTGTCGTCGCTGTCGGCGCCGACCTTGAAGCCGCCCTGCTTTTCTTCCTTGCCCTTTGCGGGCTTCACCCAGTCCGGGTACTTCTTTGCGATCGCCTTGAGGGCTGTGGTGATGTCGGTGCCGTCGCGCTTGGCAGCGGCCTCGGCAAGGGTCACGGCGTCCTCGATAGTCTCGCCTGTGAAGCCTGCGTTGTGAGCCTCGAGCTGGGCTTTGAGCCTTATGTTCTCTGCCTTGAGGGCTTCGAGCTCGCTGCCGTTCTCGGGGACAGGGTGCTCGGGCTCGGGTTCGGGCTCTTTGTCTGCGCCTTCGCCGTTCTCGCCTGCCTGTTTGTCGTCGGC